GAAGAAAAAAGCAGTACTTGTCGTTGCAGCTGACGAAGAAGAAGCTCTCAAAGAAAAAGGATATCCTGTTCTTGTCTGTCCGTGTCAAGGCAAAGAACCAGAAGGTGAAGATCCACTTAAATATGGTCTTAGTCCGACTCGTGAATGGATTGCTTATCAAGCCGGTAATCAGAAGTATGCTGTTTTCGATGATGACATTATGCAGTTTGTCTATACATCACGCCCCTCCGAAAAAGATCAGCACAATCTCGTCAATACAGAAATCAATGATTATGTCAAGCGCGAAGGATACGAAGATTATTTTGACAATATGATGAAAGAAATTAGCGACTGGCTCGATGAGTTTGTTACATGTGGTCTTGAAGCAACCTGGAATATGCCTCGTGAACAAGATTACGATGATTGTTGGCGACAGACAATTGCTCATTTCTATAATGGAAAGACGTTTCCAAAAGAAGAAATTGATTTCACATCATTGAAATGCTCACAGGATTATTTTATCTTGCTGCAGTTGCTTACCAAAGGATACAAGAATCGAATCAGTTTTAGATATCGCGTGCGTCCAGGTTTGACACAAACAGAAGGTGGTTGTGCAGAATATCGTACACTTGAAGTCCATAACAAATCAATGGCTCAACTTGCTCGGAAGTTTCCAGAATTTGTAACCATCAGAACAAAGGTTGCAAAGATGGGAGAATGGGGTGGACAGGATAAATTCGCAGCAGTTATTCAATGGAAGAAAGCTTATGAATCAAGTAAAAAAGAGCCAGTAAAAACTCTGGAAGGAATGTTTGAATGATAACACACGCAAGTGTCATCCCTCTTATTGGTGGAATTTCTTTAGCATCAGATGAAGTTTATGGTTCAACTCCAGAATGGATTGCATCATATGAAGCATTTGGAGCAAATGACTCTCACTTAATCAATTACTACAATAACTGGAAAGCATTGGATATTCCGTATCGAGTCATTGACGGTGATGATCCTCCAAGAAAACTAAAAGAGGTTGACGTTGTATCTACTGTTTGCCCATGCGCAGGGCTCAGTACTATGAGTCATCATTCTGGTGCAGACAATCCAAAAAATGATTGGATGGCTATCACTGCTGAATATGTACTTGAAAACATTAAGCCAAGAGTCTTCTGGGGTGAAAACGCTCCTACATTTGCTGGGAATACCGGCAAGAAAATTCGTGATCGTATCTACAAAATCGGTAAAGACAACGGATATACAATGACAGTCTATAAGACAAAATCATTGCTTCATGGTCTTCCACAATATAGACAACGTTCATTTTATTTCTTTTGGAAAGAGAAAGATCATGTTCCTACCATGGGATACTATTCTCGTCCATATACTCCAATCAAAGAATTCCTTTCCAATATCAAAGGAAATACTCAAACAGAACTGACAAACGAAAAACAACTTCGAGATAATCCATACTACTGCTTTATTATGGACAAAATGCATCCAGGGATGACACATGCTGAATTTGTGGAATCTCTTGATAAGTCATATGAATTGACTGGATATATTCGGAAAAAAGGAATTACATTTCCAGAGTTAGCTAAGTTTTTCCGAGAACAGGGAAATGAAAAAGAAGCTCAGAAATGTGAACGCCGTCAGAAAAAACTAGACTCAGGTGGTGGTATCATGACGAGAGCTCTCTATGTACCTAAAAATTACACAGGAGCTTTCGTCGGACATCTTCCACGTAATATGACTCACCCAGTCGAAGAAAGATTTTTGACATACCGTGAATGCATGGGTATTATGGGTCTTCCTTCAGACTTTGAATTGCTCAATCCTAGACGCAATTTAAACCATGTCTGTCAGAATGTTCCAGTGACGACAGCTAAAGATATGGCAACAGAGATTAAGAAATATCTTGAAGGTCAACTTCCAATGATGAAAGCAACTCAGCTTCTACAGGATAACAATACACAGCGTCATGAGGTCTGGGACGAAAGTATTACTGAACTTGAATTTGCATAGGAGATTTAATAATGGGCGTTACATATATGAATTTCTTATGCAAGAAATTTTTGGCAAAGATATATTTGATAAGCTAAGAGAAATTGATGACCAAATTAGTTGATTCCAAAGATCCAATTCTTTATAAACCAACAGAACCGTTTGATTTCGATAATCCACAGGTTCCCATTGAAGAACTTGAAGAAGCATTCAAGTCCTGTTTCTATGGAAAGAACTGGGCTCTTGGAGTATCAGCAAATCAACTTGGATATCCTTATAGTGTCTTTGCAATTTTAAATCATCAGACACGTGATGTTGGAATGATTTTTAATCCAAAAATAGTTGATGAATCTGAAGAGAAATGTTATATTGAAGAAGGTTGTCTATCATTTCCAGGTTTATTCTTAAAAATCAAGCGGCCTGAAAGTATTCGTCTTCGTTGGACAAACAAATTTAATGAGCCTGAAGCCAGCCGTTTTACTGGAATGACAGCTAGAGTTATTCAGCATGAATATGACCATATCAATGGCATTGACTTCTTGAAAAGAGCAACACGTTATCATAAGCAACAAGCACTAAAACAGCGTGTTAAAATTAATAAAGCAAGAGATAGAATTGGAGCAGTAGTATAATGGAAATGGAAATTACAGTAGAAGAACTTAGAAAACGAAAGATTTTTTTAGGCACGCCAATGTATGGTGGGATTTGTGAAGGCACATACACAAAATCTGTGGCTGATCTTTCCGCAATCTGTACACGTTATGGAATTGATATGAGACTGTTCTTTCTTTTCAACGAAAGTCTTATTACGCGCGCACGTAATTATACAGTTGATGAATTTCTTCGTTCTGATATGACCCATCTTATGTTCATTGATGCTGATATTCAATTTGATGCTAATGATGTTCTGACTTTGGCTGCTATTGCTGATCCAGATAGTGATAAGGATATCGTTTGTGGACCCTATCCAAAGAAGACAATTTCCTGGGAGAAAATCAAGAAAGCTGTAGATAAAGGATTTGCCGACGAAAATCCAAATGTACTTGAGAATTTTGTTGGTGATCACGTATTTAATCCAGTTGAGGGAGTTAGTGAAATCAAGATTAATGAGCCAGCAGAAGTATCTGAAGGCGGAACTGGATTTATGATGATCCAAAGACGAGTATTTGAGAAATTCGCTGAAGCATACCCACAGCAACTCTATACGCCAGATCATGTGCGCACGAAACACTTTGATGGAACACGGCAGATCATGGCTTACTTTGATACTGTCATTGATGAAAAATCGAATCGATATCTTTCCGAAGATTACATGTTCTGCCGTTGGGCAAGAGATATCGGAATTAAAGTCTGGATGTGTCCATGGATGAAATTATCTCATGCTGGTAAATACAACTTTACTGGTAATCTGGAAGCTTTAGCTCAAGTTGGAGTTTCCGCAACTGCTGATGCTGCGGAGGTTAGAAAATAATGCTTGAGACAATTGACGATTTTGACTTTATGATAAATCATTCTTTCAATATGATAGATTTGGGTGCTCGAAGAACAGGAAGATCTACTCATCATGTAGAAGAAATGAACAGCCGCACTATTATGATTGTTCATTCTCATGATTATAAGAAAACAGTCGAAGACAGTTTTGCGAGAGCAGATAAAGGTCATCTTCTCAAAAATGTATTTGTCATTGAACCGCGTTTTCATGAAAAACAAAATATTATCAGTGATATTGAATTTCTTGTGGGTGTTCAAAACGATGGTAAAACAGAAAGAGTTATTCTTGATCATGAATGGATCAGACATTATTATATGTCTGCTCTTAATTCTGTTCATGAAGATCTCAAAGAATACACATCTCCCAGAAATCTAAAACAAGAGGAGCAAAAGATCTCATATGCCAGTTAGTAAAGATGCTCTCATTAAACTTCAAATCCAAAAAGTTAAAAAACAAACTATTGACATCATGGCGGAGAATATATTAGAATTAGACTCAATGGTAAATGAAGAATCCATTGCTACGAGTGCTGTTCTTGGTGGAATTCTTGCTGCTACAACGGATGCTTATAAGCAGCATCTTGGAGTCAAAGATACAGCTATGTTGTTTTATCATGTTGCTGATGATCTGGCAACAAAGACCAAAAATCAGATCAAATTTCCTAAAAATAAGCGAAAGGACTAATAAAATGCAATTGAGTGGCGATACTATTAAAATTCTTAAGAATGCATCACTAATCAATCCATCCATTTTTCTTAAAGAAGGAAGCATTGTTCGTACAATGTCTCCACAAAAGAACTTTCTTGCAGAGTTTGAAATTGAGCAAAGTATCGATGGTGAGATGTGTATCTATGACATCAGCTCTTTTCTAAATATGCTGAGTCTATTCGATGAAAACTATGAAATCGAAATTGAAGACAAGAAAGCTGTTATCAATGATGGATCAAACAAAGGCACGTTTTTCTTTGCGCATCCAGACTCTATTATTTCTCCTCCTGACAAAAATCTGAAACTTGAAAATCCTCTTGCTGAATTTACAGTATCAGAAAAAGTTTTTTCGAAAGCAAAGAAGGCTGCTGGGACACTAAACGCAGAAGACTTTATTCTTTCTGGTGACGGAGAAAACGTAACAGCAAAAGTTACAAATCGCAAGAACAATACAGCCAATCAGTTCAATCAAACAGTTGGTGAGTCTGATAAAGAGTTTGAAGCGGTACTCGATGTTTCTAAGTTGACATTCCTACCCGGTGATTATAAAGTAACTGTCTACGAACAAGCAGTTTACTTTGAAAGCGAAGTTGCTAAATATTGGATTACATGTAAGTAAGGAGTCATTATATTATGAGTGAAGAATTTCTTTGGTGTGAAAAGTATCGTCCTAAGAAAATTGCAGACTGTATTCTTCCGGAAGAATTAAGTGAAACATTTGAGTCATTTGTAGAAAAAGGTGTGCCTAATTTAATTCTTTCTGGCACACAAGGTGTTGGTAAAACAACGGTCGCCAAGGCCATGCTTGAAGAAGTCGGCTGTGACTATATTCTAATCAATGGATCTATGCGTGGAAATATTGACACACTTCGAACAGACATTCAGGATTATGCGTCAACTGCGTCATTTTCGGGTGGACGTAAGTTCGTCATTCTTGATGAAGCTGATTATCTAAATCCACAGTCTACACAGCCGGCTCTTCGTGGTTTCATGGAAGAATTCAGTAAGAACTGTGGATTTATTCTTACGTGTAATTACGTAAACAAGATTTTGCCTGCGCTTAAGTCAAGATGCACTGAAGTCAATTTTGTCATTCCCAAAAAGGAAACATCTGCTCTTGCTGCTAAGTTCTTCAAGAGAATTAAATTCATTCTTGAGAATGAGGATGTTTCTGAGTATGATGAAAAAGTACTAAAGCAGCTAATTATCGCAAAGTACCCAGATTGGCGTGGTATCATTAATGACGTGCAGCGTTATAGCTCGAATGGTAAAATTGACAGTGGTATCTTACTTGGTGCTGATCCAAACAACATTAAGGATATCTTCGATCTCTGCAAGAATAGAGATTTCGAGGGTATTCGTAAATGGTCGGCTGTAAATGTATCCATTAGTGATTCTGATACATTGTTTAGTGAAATCGGAAAGATCTTCCCGAAGTATATGGAGAAGAAGTTTATTCCAAATCTTATCGTATTGCTTGCTGATTATCAGTATAAAGCCGCTTTTGTTGCCAATCAGGATATCAATATGGCTGCGTTTCTTACTGAAGTGATGGCTAATTGCTTTAATGCTTAAGAGATTTTGGAGAATTTGGGCAAAATCACTTGGTGAAAAAGCTCACTCCGATGATCGAGAAGCAGACAAAGTAGCCATTATTCGTACAATTCTTGCTGTCATTAATATCGTTACTTGTCTATTGATATCCACGAATATTATTATAGGATGGTTAACATGAGTGATGATGCATTTCAACATCTCAATTCAATTTTAAGAACAAAAGAAGAAATTGATCCAACTGGATACAACTCTTGGATTGTAAATGGAGGTCTGAGTCAATATAAAGAATGGATTCATTATGCGAATCTAATGAACCAATATCATTATCTTACACCTGATGCTCAGTATTCGTTTTATATAAATAGTAATATACCTCCAATTAGGTATAGAAAACGTTGGGCTAAAGGTGAAAAGAATGAAGATGTCAAGATTATTGCTGAGCATTACGATTATTCTATAGAAAAAGCGAAAGCAGTGTTTGATATTCTTACACCTGAACAGATAAAAGAAATAAAAAATAAGAAAGGTGGAGTGAAATGAATTCATTGATCGATAACATGATTGAGGTTAATCTTATCGGAGATAGTTTTCTCAAGGTTAAAGAAACACTGACACGAATTGGTGTTGCTTCAAAGAAAAATAACGTACTTTTTCAATCATGCCATATTCTGCATAAACAGGGACGGTATTATATTGTTCATTTCAAAGAGCTTTTTGCGTTGGATGGTAAGGTTACCAATTTCGATTCAAACGATATTGCTCGAAGAAATACAATCGCAAATCTTTTATCTGACTGGGAACTCGTAGAACTTGTTGATCCAAATAAGTCCAAGGAACCAGTTGCTCCTATTAGTCAAATAAAAATTCTACCTTTCAAAGAAAAGGAGGACTGGGAGCTTGTTGCTAAATACAATATTGGAAAAAAGAAAGAATAACATGAAATCTTCGAAGTCATGCGAATGCACTCAGCGTTTAATCAAACTTGAGAATATACTCAAAGAGATCAAGAGTGTGGTTGCAGAGTATAAAGACAAAAGTAGTTTATCATTCTCTGAGCAAGATGATTTCAACAATGAAGATTTTCATCACGGATATCGATCTGCTTTATGGTGTACGGTTAGGCGATTTGAGAAAATTCTAACAAAGCATTCGGAAAGCAAATCAGATGAAAACATTTCAGCAGTTTCATGAAGTTAGACTTACAAATTTAACAGCAAAAGATATCATCGGACATAAAGTTGGACGATATATCAACAGAATTCGTAACCTTGAGGGAAAGTTAGTTAAAATCGGATCTTTTGGTTCTTCTGATGTATATCTTAACAGACAACCAGGACGAATTGCAAATTTCTTTGCTGTTGATAAAGCAACACAGAAGATTCATAAACAGATGTCTACTAAGGTCAATAATGCCGGCGTTCATTCCTTTATGGGTTTGATTGGTGATTCTCATCCAGATAAGACTCATGAACTTTATCATTATCTCATTACAAAGCATGATCTTATTCTGGTGGCCGGGACGAAGAATAAAAATGATCCAATGCATGGATCACAATCCCCGGGTGCTCTTAAAGTCTGGCAAAAATTAAAAGACATGCCAGGTGTTCAGATTCATGCTTTCTATAATGGTAAAGCCGAACACGTCTGGGATATTGATAAGGGAGATACTCATCAGTATCACTATAGTGACGCAGAAAGAAAGAATCGAAAGAAGCTGACAAACTTAGAACTTGTTGCTCATAAAACTTCTAAGAAAGCAAAAAATATAAAAATACGTTGACATAACTGTCACTTTAGTGTATAAATAATTATTGTAGATGCCATACGGGTCTACTTAACTGAAACAATTCTTGCTTAAAAGGAGAATTTACATGACACTTACAGCAAAACGTACACTTCCAGATATTTCCAATTTTAACGACTTCTTTGTTGGTTTTGATCGATTGTTCGATCATCTGAACAGTGCATCACAGATTTCCTCATCCACATATCCTCCTTATAATCTTCGTAAAGGAGAAAAAGAAGGTCACGTATTTCTTGAACTTGCTCTTGCTGGGTTTAAGAAAGAAGATCTTAGTATTGTTCTTGAAGATCGAAAACTGAAGATTGAAGGACAGTCTCGGCATCACGATAAAGAAAGCTACATTTATCAGGGAATCGCAGGCAGATCATTTACACGTGAATTTATGCTTGCACCTGATGTAGAACCTTCTGATGTTCTCTTTGAAGACGGCATTCTTACAATTTGTCTTGTTCAAGAAATTCCTGAAGAAAAGAAACCAAAGAAACTTGAAATTGGTTATTCAGGAAGCAAAAAAGAACTTTTGACTGAAGAATAAGTCCTGGCCGGGCACAATGAGAGGAGGAGTACTAGTTGCTTCTCCTCTCACTTTATGATAGGATTACATTATGAACATTTTTTATCTCGACCACAATCCATTATTATCTGCTCAATATCATTGCGACAAACATGTCTGTAAGATGATAGTTGAGTATGCACAAATGCTATCGACTGCACACAGAATTGTCGATGGAGCAATGTATATCGAATACGTCAACGGCAGACATATTAAACGTTGGGCTCTTTCAGAAGAAGACTATGACGATGCTCTTTACAAAGCAACTCATGTAAATCACCCATGTAATGTTTGGATTAGAGAGTCAAAAAACAATTATGCATATGTCTTTGATCTTTTTTATTGTCTTTTAAAAGAATATACCAAAAGATATAACAGAAAACATGCCTCTGAGCGTTTGTTAACTTATCTTAATGTTTATCCAGAAGGATTAAAATTCAAAGATGGCTTGTCTCCAAAATTTCGTTCGAGCGCTCCTCCATTGTGCATGCCTGAGGAGTATCATCAAGATGATCACGTAGAAGCCTATCGTGAATTTTATCGTAAAGACAAAGCTCACTTCTGTAAGTGGAATAAATCTGTTGACTCTGGACCTGATTGGTTTTATAAGTAACTATGGAAAACACATTTTATATCGACGTTCAAGCAAATATTCGCACAAGTACCATCTCATATATTGGATATGAAGATGGTGAACGTGTTCATGAAACAGTTTCGTTTCGACCGCGTCTATATATTCGCTGTAATGAAGAGTCTCCTCTAAAATCTATATACGGAGATAACATGCAGGAATTGGAATTTGATACTTTTCAGGAGTATTATGAATTCCGTAAGACTTATCCTGGTGAAATATTTGGTGACATTGGATTTGAACAGCAATTTATTGTTTGCCATTGGCCCGATGAAATTTCATTCAATCCGGAAATTCTAAACATTCTTGCAATTGATATTGAGGTTGCATGCGATGAAGGATTCCCAGAGCCCATGGATGCAAAATGGCCGATCAATGCTATTACGGCTAAACTTCGCGGTGAGAAAAAATATCACACCTGGGGGCTTGGAGGAAAATATGATCCAAAGAAAAACAAACAAAATCTCCAAGTTGTCTATAGAGAATTCAATGATGAAGAAAGACTACTCAAAAATTTTATCGACTGGTTTAAAGAAAACAAAATCGATATTGTCACTGGGTGGAACTCCCGTGGATTTGATATGCCTTATCTCATTAGGCGTTTATCTGTATTGCTTGGTGAGACCAGCTCCACTTTTGTTAACAGCACTGTAAAAAAATTATCTCCATTTGGTAAAGTCAAGTATCGTGAATATGATACTCGCTTTAGTTCAACCAAGAATTTTGAGTATGAAATTGGTGGACTGTTACAACTTGACTATATGGAGTTGTTCAAAAAGTTTGCTGATTTTTATGGTCCTCAAGATAACTATACTCTCGACAATATTGGAAATGTTGTACTTGGAGAGAAGAAGCTTGATTATTCTGAATATGACTCTTTACATGATCTCTATAAACACGACTTTCAGAAATTCATCGATTACAATATTAAAGATACATGGATGATTGACAGACTTGATGAAGAATTGAACCTCATCGAACTTGTCTTCATTCTTGCTCAATCTGCCCATGCTCCAATTATGTCTACATTTGGAACAACGGCTATATGGGACGCATACATTTACTATTATCTTGGGCAAAAGAATATCATCATTCCTCCAAGAAAGAAAACAAAGAAAGGTGGTTCAATTGCCGGTGGATATGTAAAAGATCCAAAGCCCGCAATGTATAACTGGGTCATGTCGTTTGACTATGCAAGTCTGTATCCTCATATCATGATGCATTTCAATATGTCTCCAGAAACAATTGCAGATGAATTGCCGGACGTGTCTCCTCAGTCCATTGTTAAAATGCAGCACATTTCTGGAATGGAAGATCGAAAATGTATTTGTGGTTCTGGTCAAAGATTCTGGACACACAAACATGGATTTATTCCAGACATCATTGAAAAGTCATATGCAGAAAGATCAGCAATCAAGAAACAAATGATCCAAGCCAAGAAAGATAAAGCTAATAAGAAAGAAATTGCACGACTCCACAATAGGCAACATGCCATTAAGATTATGATGAATTCTCTTTATGGAGCTATGTCAAATGAATTCTTCCGTTTCTTCGATGATCGCATTGCCGAAGGTATTACATTATCCGGACAAGCATCGATTTTGTGGGCCGAGAAAGCTGTCAATGATCTTCTCAATAAAACACTGAAAACTGAAAAAGATTATGTTATCGCCATTGACACAGATTCTGTTTATGTGGACTGTAAAGCTCTTGTAGATAAAGTTGTCGGTCTTGATGCAGATCAAGACAAGATTGTCAATTTTCTTGATAAGACTGGTCAAAATATATTTGAACCAATGTTCGAGAAATCATTCATCAAGCTTCAAAAATATCTCAATTGTCCAGATCAAAAGCTCAATATGAAGAGAGAAGTTATCTCTTCTAAAGCTGTTTGGACTGGTAAGAAACGATATGTCATGAACGTCCATGATGATGAAGGTGTTCGCCTTGAAACACCAAAGATCAAAATGGTTGGAATTGAAGCTGTTCGTTCGTCCACACCTCACGTGTGTAGAGAAAAGATTAAAGACAGCATCAAAATTATGCTGAACGAGGGTGAGGCAGCAGTACAGAAATACATTGCTGACTTCCGTAAAGAATTTATGTCATTGCCTCCAGAAGATGTATCGTTTCCTCGCGGTGTCAATGATCTAGAAAAGTATGCTGACAGTCTCAATAAATACAAAGACAGAATACCAATCAATGCACGAGCTGCTATTCTCTATAATCATATGCTTGAACGAAAACAACTTACATCCACATATAACAAAATTTATAGTGGAGATAAAATCAAATGGACATATCTTCAGATGCCAAATCCACTCCATGAAGATGTTGTTGGATTTTTGAATGTTCTTCCAAAGAAATTTGGTCTTCATGATTATATAGATTATGATCAGCAGTTCGAAAAAGCTTTTCTGTCTCCAATCGATCATATTCTAAAAGCTGCTGGATGGTCAGCAGAAAAACAAAATACCTTTGAAGGATTATTCGAATGATGGAAAACGATTTTGGTTTCAGTGCTGTCTCTGAAATCCCAGAAAATCCAACTGTTAAAACAGAAGAACTTCCCTCGAAAGATGATATTAAATCTATTCATTATAAGCTTGATCTACTTTTAGATCGAAAGGAAGCTGATGATGATGAGCGCATTCATTTAACTAAGAAAGAAATACAGAATAGACTCGAAGAGCTTCATAATGTTGTCATGCCTCTTTATAAGCATCTTCTCAGTTCAGCAGACAAAGAGTATATCTATTGGCCAAATCGTAAAGAAAAAATTGAAATTGAGATTGCTAAAATTCAAGAAATAATGGATAGGCAATAATGGGCTATCTTGCAATCATTTCAGGTATTACTATTTCAGGAGTTGCAGCATGGTATTCTATCGTGGGTTTGATGAGTATATTCTCAGGTGCAGCAATTGCAATTGCCATTATGGGTGTAGTCTTAGAGGTCGGCAAACTTATAACTGCAAGTTGGTTGTATCGGAATTGGAAGACAGCATCTCTTCTCATGAAAATGTATTTGATTCCAGCGATAGTAATTTTGATGATTATAACTTCGTTGGGGATCTTCGGGTTTTTGAGCCGAGCTCATATTGAACAAAATGCACCAGTTTCAACTATAGAAAATTCTATTCAAAGACTTAATCAGCAAATTGATGCTGAAGAGTTGAACATTAACAGAAACCAGAAAATCTTAGCACAGCTTGATAAATCTATTGATGTATACTTTGAAATGGAATATATTAGTAAAGGATTGGAAGAAAGAGCAAATCAGGCTGAAGAGAGACAAGCATTAAATTCGGCGATCACGGAATCGACAGATAGAATTACAGAACTCGAGCTTGAAAAACTTTCTCTTCAATCTCAAATTGATGACATTAAAGTTGAGGTCGGACCAATAAAGTACGTTGCCGAACTCTTTTATGAGAACGCAGAAGCTGAACTTGAAAACACAGTTCGTATTCTCATTCTTAT